AATGCAGACCCGGATTATGTAAAGTATTTAGACAGCTTACCAGAGCCACTGCGTAGTGCTTGGTTATTTGGAGATTGGGAGGTGTTTGCTGGACAGTATTTTGATATGTGGAACCCAAGTGTTCATATACTAAATGATGAAAAAGCTGAGAAATTAGGATTTGGTCAGCATTATAATAGCAAGTACTTAGGAATTGACTGGGGATATGCCAATCCTTTTGCTTGTGTATGGATCGAGGTTAACTCTAATGGGGACGTTATGGCTTATAGAGAACTATACGGGACTGAGAAACACCCTTATGAATGGGGCCAAATGATATATGAGGAAAGTAAATTAGAGAATATAGTAATGAGTTATGCAGACCCTAGTATGTGGATTAGAAACCCTATGAGCTGGAACAATCCAGCGACTCAGATGTATTCAGATACGTGTATAGCTAATGCTTTAATGGGTAATGGAGAGACTCCATTGGTAACAAATATGGTGCCGGCTAACAATAGCAGAGTAAATGGATGGAGAAACTTAGCATCATATATGTCTCACGGAGAAAAAAGAAAGCCTAAATTTTATGTTAAGGAAGGAACGTGTCCTAATTTAGTAAGGACAATTCCAGATATGGTTAGAGATGAAAAGAATGTAGAGGATATTGATACTACTTTAGAAGACCATATAGTAGATGCTTTAAGGTATGCGTTTACAAATCTACAAGCTCCAGAAGAGCCTAAGAAAAAAATACCTAAAATGATGCAAGAAAAAATAGAACTAATGGACGGTCATAAAAAACGTGGCTGGACTTACAGCTTTTAAAGGAGATAAAGATGACACTGGACTTAAAAAATCATAAAAAGAAAAACTATAAAAGAGTTGATAAAAAAAAGATTGAAAAAGAAATAAAAAAGCAAGGCGACAGAAGCGAAACTGTTGAGAATGTCAAGGGAGAATATAATATAACCACTAAAGATGGGGTTACTTTTAAAACAACAAGAACTAATCCTCAGAATGTAAGTGTTTATAAAGTAAATACAACCAAAGGCCCTAGAAAATATGCAGTTAAAACTGACAAAGATGCGAGTCATCCAGAGAGTGTAAAAAAAGTTGTCGATAAGATTCACTATAGAGGCTCTGATTCTTTGAACGTATCAGCTTATAGAAAATTAATTAAAACTAAAAAATATTAGAGATCATTTATGGCAAAATCATATGACAATATAAAACCAGACACACCTTTAGTTATTAATAAAGGATACTCTATATCTAAAGACGATAAGAAAAAACTCAAAATGGTTGAGGATATGTTCCAGTCTGCAAAGAAAAACAGAGAACATAAGGTGTCTAGATGGAGAAGAAACGAAGAGCTGTACAATGGCGATTTCTTTAAACCATTTAAAATGCCTAAATATAAGTCTAGAGTAGTAGCTAACACTATACATTCAACAGTTGAGACAATGTATTCAATTGTTACTGATAGAGCTCCTAAAGTAGATATTATGCCTAAACGAGAAGAGCAAGTAGAGGTAGCTAAAGTTGTTCAAGAGGTTATAGAGTCTGAGATGCAGAAGCACAAATTTGAACGTGCTGTTGCACATATGAAAAGAGATGGTTTGATATATGGAAATGGTTTTGTAAAAACGTGTGTAGTTGATGGTAAATTACATTATGGTAACCCAGACCCTTATACAGTATTTGTTGACCCTTTATGCACATCTATACAAGATGCTAAATACATAACATTTGCTGTACCTACTTATATTGATGAGATTAAAAGTAGTTATGAAAACGGTCAATTTGTAGGTAGCGAAGGCCAACTAGATGAATATAGAGCATTTCATTTAAAAGAGCCCGGAATTTCTGAACGAAGAGATATACCTTTAAAGCAAAAATCTCCAGTGCAAGATTCTTTTTCAGATAATGATGTATATGGTGGTCAAGCTTTATTAAAAGAATGTTTTTTCTGGGAAGGAGATACTTTAATGATGGCTGTATGGGCGAATAACGTATTGTTGCAGTACGGAAAAGCTCCATATTATGAAATGCCATTAGTAACTTTCCAAAACTATGCAGATGCACATAAATTCTGGGGTAAAGGAGAACCAGAAATTATAGAAACTTTAGCAGTAGGAACTGCAATACTATTATCACAAGGGATAGATAACATTATATATCACGGTAACCCAGCGATAGTAATGAGCAAAACGATGGCCAAAACACCGGGAAATATGCCAACAGATAAGCCCGGACAGATATTTTATTCAAATGGACCTCACGAGCAAATTAATCGACTCCCAGCCGGTAATATCTCTTCCTCGACTTTACCAATGGCTCAAACCCTAATGCAAATGACTGACGTTGTTAGTGGGGTCCACGACATTACACAAGGAAGAAATCCTTCTGGACTGACATCTGGAAGAGCTATATCTCAATTACAAGAAGCATCACAACAAATTATACGAGCAAAAGAACGAGAAATTGGAACAGATGCAGTAATAGATTTGTATAAACAAACATTAAGTTTATTACACTATAATTACGAAGATAATATAACTATAAGAAAAGAGTCTGGTACTGGATACGAATTTACAAATATTCCTCCATATGAACTGGACCCGGATATGGACTTTAAATATGTCCCTGGATCATCTATGCCAGAATCAAGAGCACAAAGAATGGACCAAGCGATTGACTTAATACAATTAGGTTTATTAGATGCAGAGAAATTCTGGAGATGGATACAGAAAGATATTTCAAAAGATATACTGGAAGAGATTTTAGACCAGAAAAAAGCCATAGAACAGCAACAACAACAATTAATGCAAACAATGCAAACATCTGAAAATCCACAAGAAATAGAGGATGCAAAACTTCAAATGGGTGCAATGCAAGGTACTTTACCTATGCAAGAAGGGGCACCAGCTCCCGAAGGAGAAGAAGATGCCTAAAGAGTATATAGAAAAAAATAAAGCAAAATCTAGAAAAGCATTCACATTAAAACAGTGGTGCAAAATTAATGGGTACCCCGGTGTTACTAAAGAGTGTATAACATCGGCTGTAAGTAGCTCAGACCCTAAAGTAGCAAAATGGGGCAAAAGTGCTATGGTAAGAAATTTAGCCAGTGAAGAAACTGACAAAGAATTCAACAACGAATAAGGACCAATCAAAGGAGATGTCTAAATGAGTGAAGAAAACAACGGTACGGTAGTAGAAAATACTGAACCAACAACTTGGAATAATGTAACAAACGGAGTGAGTTTGTCAGATTATTCTGAACAAGAGACTACAGAGTCTCAAACTGAAGAACCATTAGAGGCCGAAACTAGTAATGAGCCAGTAACTGAAGCTGATAATGAAGAAGGTAGTGCAGATGACTATGTATTGAACATAGATGGGAAAGAGTTTGGTATAGATGAGGTGCTAAATTGGAAGCAAGAAGCTGACAATAAAAGCGAATGGACGAAATCAAACACCCAAAAGTCGCAAAACTTGTCAATAATAAAGACTTACAAGATGTTGTTAAGAACTTTTACAGCAATGATCAAGAAAAGCTGAATAAGTTTGGTCTTGATGAATTAAGTTCTTTAGATGTGGACACCCCGGCTGTTCCAGAATCAAATGAGACTGATAATATTGAAGATACTGCGAATGACTTAGTCGAGGCGAAATTAGACAAACTAACTGGAGAAATGAGAGAGCTTGCAATTGAAAGACGTATTAAAGAATATGAAGGTCAATTACAAGAACTTGAGACTAATTTTCCAGATATGCTTGGAGAAGAAAAAACAATTGAGTTCTTAGAGTTTGCAAAAACAAACGATGAACGAAATTTATTACGAGCATTTAAAGAATGGTCTTTTCCACAAATGGCAGATAGATTGAGACATAATTCAAAGCTTGATGAAAATAAACAACGTAATCAAGGCAAAGTGATAAATACCTCTAATGCTGGAATGAAAGGTGTTGCATCTAAATCAAAAGTATCTGATTGGAAAGATGTCAATATGAGTAATCCAGAAATTAAAAAGTATTTTGAACGATAGGCCTTTAATAAAACCTTAAAAAGGAGAAAAAAAAATGGCATTGAATTTTGATACAACTGCTATGAATGCTCTTACTAAAGAGAAATTCATTCCACTTTTAGTGGATAATATTTTTAACTCCAATATAATGGCTCAAAAGTTTTTGGCTAATGCTGATTTATTAGACGGTGGACGTAAAATTATTACACCTCTAGAAATTGCAAAAGCAAGCGACTATATTGGATTTTATGACGATTATGATCAACTAACACCAGCAACTAATGCACCATTCAAACAAGCTGATTGGGAATGGGCACAAGCTTATGCTGGAGTTACTTTAAGTAATCGTGAGATTGGTATGAATGCTGGAGAATCTCAAGTACTATCGATTTTAAAAGCTAAATTAAAAAATGCTCAAAAATCGTTATCTGACTTGTTTGGAGATTCATTGTTTTCCACATCAACCTCTCTTACTTCAAAAAGTCATACATCACTAGCCCCAGTAGACAACAGTTCTACAGCTGGAAACGGAGACCACCACGTTTTTTCTAACACATATGGTAGAAAACTTGGTAATATTACGTCTGCGTCTGGCGACTATTGGGATGCTTTAAGTAAGTCTTTTACTGGAGCAACTGCTAGTACTACTTTAACAGCAAACGATGCGACATCAGCAGAACATTTAGCAGAAACTGCTACTAATTCTGGTGTAGCTCAAATCGTAGCTGATATGACAGAGATGTATGGTCTTTGCAGTATTGATAGTGACCAACCAGATATCATTGTAACCACACAAGTTCTTTCAGATGTGTATGAGTCTGCTCTTATGAATAAGAAAAGATTTGTAGGTACTGAAACTGCTGTAGGTGGTTTTACTGGACTACAGTTTAAAAATGCTGTGGTTGTGGTTGACTCACACGTACCAGATGGTCATATGTACTTTTTGAACTCTAATTATCTTGATTATAAAACTCATTCTGCAAGAAATTTCCAGTTTGAGGATTTCAAGACTAGAGAAGAATATGATGCAGTAATGGCACGAATATTCTGGATGGGACAATTTGTTTGTACTAATCCTAGAATGTTAGGTGTTTTAACTGCTGGTGCAACTTCACTGTAATAGTTAGAATGCTGAAGGGGGTGGTAGTTTTACTGCCCCCTTCAAAACTGGAGATTAAATGACTGGAGATATTTTATTTAAAAAATTAAGAAGAAGACTAGAAGAGTCTACAGATGTTAATGATACTGGGGCAAACTGGTCTGCTGATGAGAAAAAAGATGCTTTTAAGATAGCATTAAAAGCTGTTAGTAATACATTAGCAGATAACTATTTATCGCCACTTTATAAAACAATAACTGCAAATTCTTCCACAAAATCTTTTGGTATATCTGATATATTAACATCAGATTCTATATTGAGTGTAAAAGTAACTTACGACTCTAGTGTATCGCATAGTGCAAAATATGCTGAAATTATTAATTTAAAAGAACGGTCATTAAGAGATAATTATTATATGCAACCTACGACATATGTGCCAATAGCTTATTTAGAAGACCCAGACAATACAAATGGCAACACTAAGGTATCTATAGAGCCTTCAGATAACATATCGTCTGTAGAATTTAAAGTTATACAAGAACCTTCAGATATTGAAGATTCAAATACCTACAATTATCCTTTAGGAGATGAAACTATTAATGCATTATTATACTTAGCAGAAGGAGAGTGCTGGAGAATAGATAATCAACCTAATAGGGCTGGAATAGCTACACAGCTAGGTATGGCAG